AAAGTCTTGATTTGTATAATTCAAGTTCACAAGGTTAGGAACTTTAACCAAATTAGATTGATCATAAGGAGTTATATCAAAAGGACAATTTTCATAAGCCATAATTAAGCACCAACGGGCCTTTCTAACACTAATTCTTCAACGGATTGGATATTCTCTGGGTCTATAAATTTTATGCTTATATATAAGATAGCATCTTTTTCATCAAAAGAATCATATTGATTTAACGAAGATTTTGGAGCGTTTGAAGTAACCTGTATGTCCGAAACAACTATTCTAGGCTCCCAAGTGATAATAGATTCAGCTATTATTTGTCTTGCTTTTGATTCCAAAGTCTTATCGTTCGGCTCAAAAAACAATTCTCTTAAAGGAGTGCCATATGTCGGTAGCATAACTCTTTCTCCAGGATTTGTTAATAAAAGTTGCAATAAATCTGCTTTGATTTGATCGACACCAGTTTTTTGGGCCATTATGCCTCTTGGTGTTTTTACAAGTGGATATTGCAATCCTAAAAATTTACTACTATTTGTCATAATTTAGTCAACGTTATTATTTACTTCTATTATACCTATGCCTGTATCTATCTTCACATTTGGCGGTTCAGGCTCTGGATGTTCGCAACCCGGTATCCTACAAGGCAAACAAGCAGGACACGGGTGCCAACCAGAGGCAAAAACTCTTTCACTCATTGATTTTTGAGTCCAATGAAGAATACCAGTTAATGGACATATAACTGGGCATCGAGCTATTATAACACTATAAACACATGGACCTTTGCATTTTTTAGGAGGCTTGGGCGGGCAATCCCGCCCAGCAAGTAACAAAATTCTTTTCTCCGCAAAAAAAACGTGTCTTTTTCCGGAATATCTAAAGTCCACATCTTCACAACCCCTGATATGTTTTCTTGAAACATAAGTAATTTTATCGGAGGGGTTACATTCTTTGTCACCAACTAAAACAACGTCAAAATCATAAGTTTGACGAACGGAGTGACCTCCAGCCCGAAGATAGATACAACCAGCTTGGCCCTTGGGGCGACCTTGAAATCTTAAGATATGCGGTCCTCTATATCCGCAACTTGGCAGAGAATTGCAAGCCTTGTCAGACTGAGGGCTAACGCATTGTGGATGTAAAATTTGTATCCATTGTTTTTGTGTTGTTTGTTGGCTGAAGTCATCATTGTACCTCATCTCCAACCCATACCCTGATCTAATTTGAATATATGCTCTTGTTGCATTCGGAATTGGCTTTCCGCCTTCACGCCTACAAGGAGAACATTGGCTAACTAAATGATCGATCATTTTAATCACATGGTTTGATGTGCTTTGCATGTGAATTCCACGATCTTCTCCACCCCTGCATACCGGAATTGTGTGATCATTTAACTCTATTCTATTCCCTGAAGCAGAGAGAAGTTTAATATAATTAATATTAGGTCTTCCGGGTTTTCCTCCTGTGCATAAGCCTTTCTTCTCAACATCGCTCATCATTATCGAGTGTCCAGTTGCGCTTTTCCAATATGTTCTTCCTTGAAACAAATCACTACAACCAAAATCAAAAGGTTGCATACTTCGCTCCCACTCGGGCTTACCTTTGGGCTCCTCTACAGAGTCGTCCATCACCCAAGTGTGTCCAGATATGGATAAGAATTGAATACCCGACTGCGGCAGATCACACTTGTTGTTTTGTGGAGTTTGTGGCCCCTTGTATGGGCGACATTCATTCTTGTGTTTGAAAAAAGGATTTGCTCCGCCTTGAGATTTGCAATATTTAGTCTCTGGGTCGCATGGGGTGGGAGTGTGTCCTCCCAAAATTCTAGAACATTGAGTTTTGCTTTTTCCTTCGCAATTTGGTTCGCAACCAGCGCCTTTCTCTATAGGTTCACCGTGGAAATTACTAAAATAAGGAAGTCTATCTTGGTGTATAGAACAAACATCAACATTGCCTCCGCCGGGATCAGGGGGACAACTTGGATGTGCCCATTGACCGCCATAATGAAGGTGATCATCCTTGAAAATCATCCAATTTCCACAACCAGACATTATTTCTAATCTTTTCCATCTCCTGTTGCATTTTGCATTTCCATCGACCATCTTCAGCATGTGTTTCTCAGGAGTTTTAAAACCATAAATGTTTGGATATGTTGTTCTTTTTTGTTCGTTAGGATCAAAGACAAATTTTTTAATATCGTAAATATCGCTACCATTATAAGATTCTGTGTTCCAAGGGGGATAAACCTGAGACTCGTCATCTGGTCCAACTAGATATCCTTTTCTGTGTCCTTGATAAACACGCTGCCATTCACGAGAAGGAAAGATGTCCATTATATCTTGTCCACCGGGTCTTCGATCTTTACTCCAAGTGGTTCCCAAGTAAAAAGCGGCATCAACATTTCCAGCTTCAAATAGTATCATTATTGTGCTACCAGCGGGAGGAACCCAATTTAAACCACAATCGTCGAAACCCCCCATTGAAGACACAGGTTTTGCAAAAGGTAAAGAAAAAAGACTCGATTTGGGATCATGTAACTTAGGGTGAAAATATCGCACACGATTCATCTTCCAGGGATCCACGGTTTCAACACAAAGGGCTCTGGTCAAATTTTGTACAATATTTGCTTGTCTTCTTTGAGGAAATCTTCTTTTTTTTGATGCTTTTCCGCTATAACCAATTGCGTTTACTGCCTGCTCTAAAGAAAACAATCTATTGAAAACACTATCCATCAATTTGGAAAAATCAGTCGAGTCCGACTGCGATGGAGTGAACGGGCTATTCTGATTCAGAGACATAGAAATCTTTCTTTTTTTATTATATGAAAATTAGCAAGTCGGTGGTCTCCAGCCACCGGTCCAAGCCCCCAAATTGCCGCCATCAGCAGGTCTTTTGTGGTCGATCCCCGGAACAGCTAACTCCACGCTTATTCTAGTAGAGTATTTTCCAGCTTCAATTGTGTGACCCATAGAAGTTATTCTCCAAGCCTTATTGCTGAGAATTGGATTGCAAGTAGGCTGAGCCAGCCATTCCCCGCATCCACCGCCCTCTGGAACTATATGATAAGGATTAATTAAAACAATAGAAACACACATCACGTGCATTGCACGAAAAGGTGGACAAAGAGTTGGATCGCCAACAACAATTAAGTCGGCAGCAACTCCATTAAAGTGGCTAATTTGCAAAGCTTTTTTGTGCTTGGTATCTCTGTTTGCGCCTTCTTTTGTTGCGTTTGCCCCCTCTAAATCTTCTTCGCCATCACTGTTCTCGGTACCGGTAACTTGACCAGACCCGTCAGTATTTTGCCTAGATAGAGATGGGCATTCATGCCCAGGATTTTTAGAACCCTCCGTGGGCATTGCTTTTTGTCTATGGTCGCCCATATTACCGCCAACAGATGTTAGTGCTCCAAAATCCCATTTTATTTTTGGATTAAATTCTAAAACAGGGCTGGATCTTGATCCATTTACGATATATGTTCCAAGATTAAACTTATCCCAATAAGAATCATCTTGATTTTCGCATTCACTCTTTGATGTTTCCCAAAAAGTTAATTCACCCTTCTCTGAGTTGCTATTGTACCTAGGTATCCATGCCTTTCTATTAATTGACTCACTCTTGGAAATCCAGGCTATTGCACAATCTAGTTTATTTCTGCCTTGTGCATTCCATTTCATCTTTGGTCCCTTTTTTCTTTCTTCGGGATCATTTGTTGGAGAATAAAAAATATCATCCTTACCAGAAACCAACTCAGAATTTGGCCCCGTAATTATTTTGAAAATTACTGCACCTATGTTAGGGGGTTGCCAATTACAAAGCATCTCATTTAGAGCATCTAAAAGATGCATTGCTTTGTCGCCTTCTCCTCCCCATTCGCCCTCAACACCACCTTCTGGCATGTGGTGACACACATCTCGACCAGTCAATTCAAATATTTGTTTTCCTTCTGCAAAGTTAGCCTCCACTGCATCGACAATTAAATAATAACATGGAGATTTTGATCTAGGTATATCATTTGGACAACCGCTTTTGACCCATCCAAATTGCACCTTCATCAATAACGTAGCAGGGTTTGCTTGTTTTAAACAAATCCAATCTTTTATAAGATGCTTCATAAAAGATTCAAAAGTTCCGCCTTGCGTATCGTGAATCGTAACCCTGCAATCTGTACCGTCAGAGTGTCCCAGACTAAAACTTTTTATTACAGCACAATGTTTTGGATTAGTTGAATCTGAGGATCTGTTACTCACTGTTATTGCTGCGCCTCCTCCTTGATAGGACTGATCAACAAAATCAATTGCTACCCAAGGAGCAAGAACGTGACCAGACTCTGGCAATTTAACAATTCCCGATCTGTATTGTTCAATACAATCGGTTCTCTTTACTGTTCCTGTAGGAAATGAAATTGCTTCACAAGTAATTATTGCCATCAATCCCCTTAGTAAATTCTATTAGGCAGTATGATGGTGGTGCCTGCTTTAAAATCCCATATATCTTTCATATTATTGACTTCAAGTATCATCCACCAATTATCTACAAAACCATAGGCATCGTAGGAAACCAAATCAGGTCTATATTCAACACCTTTTGTAATTAACATAACCTGCTCATTGCCGGTTTTTTCATAAGCCGATCTATTATACAAATCAAAGGTGATTATTTTTTTTTCTCCATAATAAATAGGAGTACTTTTGAGATAACGACTGCCTTGAGACATGAATTGTCTAGCGTCTACTCCAGCAGGTTCTATTATTTGCGCCATTAATTAGCCTCTATCTAGGTGAATTAAATATTCTTGAACTCTTTGCCATTTTTATAACGTCTTCTTGGAAAGGCAGCACTTCCGATGTATACACGGCCATCCAACTTAAATCCACGCTAAATCTAAAAGGACAATATGTCTCTTCTTCCCAAGCCACCTCTGTTGGAAACTTAACACTATAGGATTGCAAAATAACACATAATTCATCACTATCTATAAGTTCTCCGCATTTTATTCTACAAATAGGAGGAGGTTGGTAAGGTGCTGTATCAACAAGATTGCTTCCGCTCCTAGGATAAACAGCACTTTGAATCATTCTTAAATATAATAAATTTTTTGCTCCATCCCCAGGATTTACTATAAAAAAATGAATGGTCATACTTATGGTTCTATCCGCCGAATGCGAGTATGTATATAAAGGAAAACTTCTACCCTGTATCGGTTCGCCATTGTAAACAGCATTTTTGGTATCACTAATATCTGGTAGGTTGTCTATCGGTATTATTCCTTCTTTGCTACCGCTCACCAGACCGGCTCCTGGTATAACAATATAACAATCAGGAATTTTATTTAAAGAACCATTTATGGTAGATTTCATTAATCACCTCCACGACCTTCTGTGTTGACAGTTCCGGGGGTGGAGTCTCCATAAGGCAAGTCCCATTTGCCGCTAATAAAATCACGAGCTATTGATTTGACCCCGGTAACTTCTGGTGGCTTGCTCCCAGATGCAGCAGATCCAATTATATTAGAGTAAGAAGTTGTTTGTGTTGATAATCTATCTCTGATTTCTTGTAAATGTTTTATCATCATATCCAATTTAGTAGATTGCATTCCTGTTAAATAACTTGCAATAGTATCCATGCTTGGCAATATAGAGGAGTTACCCGTGGGTTGTTCTCCATATTTTGATTGCATAACAGCAGATTCCATTCCATATCGACTTATTCCTAAAGTACCTACTTCGCCCTTCATCTGATCACGATAATCCATATAAGTTGGACTAATAGATTGACTGCCCATATCATCTGTGTAGTCCATTGGATTAGATTCTATATCTCCTCTAATATCAGATTGGTAATCTAATTCGTTAATCTTGGCTGAATCAGCGGCCTCTGAGGCTTGACGATCATAATCTAAAGCACGACTTGTTTCTAAAACAACATTTTTTTCAAGATTAGATTTATTTTTTATACTGTTTTCTATAGCATTTAAATTGTACCTATTTAAATCAAAATTTTGGCTTCCTTGTATCTTTTTTAACATCAAATCAGATTCACTATCGTTAGCCTCGCTGGGTTGGCTTGGGTCAAACATACCCAAAGAAGACATCCCTACGGATCCTTTTGTTGTTGAACCAAATATTTTGGAGCCAACATTAGACAATAAATTAATGATATCTCCAACAATCGGTATAGGAGCAGTGGTCATGAAGTCTTTTGGATCTACATAACTTGCACCTAATTGTTTGAAATATCCCTGCTCAGCCTCATCAGTTTGTTCGAAATCAAAAACACCTAAATTTTGAGGATTTGCTTCAATAAAACCTTCAGGCGATAAAAACTTTTCTTTTAATAATTCGCTTGTTTCGATATTTTTTTGATTTGGTTGATTTTGCATTAATTGATTAATCATCGGTAATGCAAATGAACTCATTCCACCTGTTACTCCAGCAATTGATCCTGCAATTAAACTTGGTGCAATGTTTTTGATACTGTATTCTAATGAAGAATCTTGTGCTTCAGACGCTTTTTCGTTATCAAATAAACCTAATTGATTGCTAGAAACCTCTGGTTTATTTATTTGTTTGTTTATTGTTGCCTGTTGGAGCATGCCACTTGCTTGGCCTTGCATTAGTTGACTAATCATTGGCGAAGCAAGTGAACTCAACCCACCTGTTACTCCGCCTACTACTCCCGCAACCAAACCTGGAGCAATATTTTTTATACTATATTCTAATGAAGAATCTTGTGCTTCAGATGCTTTTTCATTATCAAATAAACCTAAACTTAAGCTATTCAAAACGCCTTTTGTGTTTTCTCCAATATTTGAAATCGTTTGATTTAAAGCATCTTGTATATTTAAATTATTTGAAAAAGCATCATAAGCAAATCCAGCAGCGGCTCCTGCGGGAATTCCAAGAGGACCGCCTAAAGCGGCACCTAATGCCGCACCGGCTCCAGTTCCTTGGTAAGACATTTTGTTTTGTTTATCAGACTCATCATAGCCAAACATTCTTTTCATCGATGATTTAGATTCAAGATTATCAAACTCATTATCCTTAAGTGTGTTCCATTTTTTATTAAAATCTGAGTCTATGCTATTTGGTTCAATTTTCTGCCATTTAATAGCAGCATCTATGTTAGAAGTTAAAGCTTCGGATGCTTGTGTTTTGTCAAAGACCCCCTGTAAGGAGGTCGTTGTCTCCACTGGTGCGGATTGCTTTTGAATAATATTAGATGAATTTTGTAAACTAGATTCTAAAGAACTTAAGTCCTTAGTAGATTTAAACAATTGTTCAAATTCGCCAACGGAAACACCAAAACTTTCAAAAATTCTTTGTTGCTCTAAAGATTTTTTTTGAGAATCAAGAATAGAAGCAGAGTCAAGATTCTTCATCGATTGATTTGGACTTCCATCAAATAAACCAGTTAAATTAAAAGATTTTAATTGATCGAATATCTTAAACAAGATAGTCTCAACAGACTGATCGTAAACAGTGAGGTTATTTCTATCTTGTGAATCTTCGGATATATTTCCTGTTGGTGTTTGTTCGCTTGGGTCAATTTTTTGCCATTTAAGTGCTGTGTCTAAGTTGGAAGTTAACGCCTCAGAAGCTTGTGTTTTTTCAAAGACTCCTTGCAGTGAGGTTGTTGTCTCCGCTGGCAGAGATTGTTTTTGAATAGTATTAGATGAATCTTGCAAACTAGACTGCACATCCTTCACATCAACTGCATTGACATTTAATTTTTCCAACTTTCTTTGAGATATAGATTTAATCAAAGACTCTTGTTCGGCTAAAATCGAATTAAAAACTTCTGAATTTTGAGTTGGTAAAGCTTTTGAAATTTCTTTTGAAGCACCCATGGCAAGAGGGGCAGCAAGCATCGCACCCGTCAGGTCAATTTCTCCATCATAAGATTCGCTTATTGTTTTTAAATCTTGCTCAGCTTTCCCAATATTTAAACCTATGCCATTCGCTGCTTCTTGTAGTTTTTCTGCTGATTGAGTCACCACATCTTGTTGTGTTTTTTGAGTTTCCTTACTTGTTGTTTCCGCAAGTTTCTTTTCTGGAGAAGATTCTGCTTCTTTGGCTGGTGTTTTATTTTTATCTTTAAACCAACTAAATGGATTTAAAGAAGAGGCCGCACCTAAAATTGTTTGTCCTAATGCCCCAAACCCTTCAACTCCAGATAATCCTATTTTTGTTAAGCCTTGGGTTAAATTGCCATTTACAACATCAACAATTCCACCAGTTACTTGCCCTAAAGCACCAGAGAAACTTGCTCCTTGCAACATCCTATCCCAATTTTCTTTAGCAGTGCTTGCAAAACTGTCTGATACAGTATTTCCAATATTTTCGGCAAAACCACTTATGCCGCTGGCGACACTTGTGATTCCAGAGTTGAAAGTGGATCCCAAACCAGAAGCAAAACCAGTTATGCTTTCATAAATGCCATAAGCACCTTCGCCAATATAAGATCCGACAGTGTTGAAGCCACCAGCAATTGTGCTTGGTATTCCGGCTATTGCGGACCCCATATTGGAAGCAAAGCCAACAACTGCGTCTCTCATTGAAGATTCTTCAGCAGTGAAAACTTTAACAAGTTCCGCACCAGCACCCACTACTGCTCCAACGCCCGCTCCAACCGCTGTGCCAACAACTGGGACCACACTTCCGATTGCAGCACCCGTCATTGCTCCAACCCCGGCGGCACCAGCAACGCCCAATGCTTCGTCTGCCATGCCGCCTTTTTGAATTCCTAATGCCTCACTAGCAAAAGAACCTTTATGGGCACCTCCAGTAAGAGCACCATAAATTGCCCCTTCTGCGGTTGTTCTACCAGCAGACTCTGCTTCCATGGCTCCTGTGATGCCCCCGACAGCAAGTTGTAGAGGAGCAGCAACTTTTCCCAATAAACTTCCAACTCCTTTAAGCATCCCAGCACCAGGAATTTTTGATAGCATCCCAGCACCAGGAATTTTTGATAATAATCCAACACCCTTGGCTGCATCATCAGCACCAC